GGGAATGCCTTTTGTACCTGCACCCCCTCTTTTTCCTCAAACCCGCAATCTAGGTCCATGAACAGGGAACGAACGCTTAGGGCGCTGCTGGCCAGCCTGTCCCCGGACTCATTGAACCCCGCCAGCGCGTAAAAAGAATTCTGCCCGCTGTCGCTGATAGCTGTGCACGTTGCGGACATGTTTTCAAGGGTGTCTACAAAGATGTTTTTGCGCAGCTTGCCCTTCATTGTGAAAACGCAATACTTCCCCGTTGTCGGCACGACCGCCGACAGAAAATCGAGTTCCATGAACGCCCCCCGTCAAAAGAGGTCGAACGGCGTGAGCGGCTGTGGCCTTTTTTGTAGTTCCATGATCTGCTCCTTGCTGCTTGTGCGCAGCTTCTGAATTAGTAGGGTTACTGTGTGCTTGTAGGCGTTGGTCACTGGGTTTCCGGCAAACCAGCTGTACACAGTGGATCGGGATGCCCCAGTGATAAGGGCTGTCTGCACTACAGACAGCCCCTTGGCTACCGCCAGTTTACCCAGCTTCGCGCCCAGATTCTTGGGGCTGCTAACGTTAACTAGAGCGTGTGTTGATTCGTGGTATGCCATGTACGTTCCGGTACGGTACGGTACGGGGCCGCGGTGCGGCCCCGAAACCTAGTTACTCGTCATCCCAGTCAGAGAGGGTCTGTGCGACGCTGGACGCCGCTGTCACACTGGCCGCTGGCTTCGGCGCTGCTGCGCGCACCACAGGCGCATCTTCGTCATCTTCGGGAGGCAGCGGTGCGGGGGTGGCCTTGGGCTTAGCCGCACGGGGCTTCGGCGCTGGCGCTGGCGGCTCGTCGTCCTCTTCAGCAACCGGTGCGGCTACTCTGGCAGCCTTGGGCTTGGCACCCGGCAGTGCCAATGGCGCGGACACCGCACCGTCCTGCTGGCTAACCGTCATTTTTATGGCGTTCATAGCCTCCGGCGACAGGCCCTTTACTTGGCAGGTAGCGAACTCTTCGTCCGACAACCAGCGCATGGGCTTGAAGAACAGCTTGGGCACAGGGGCCTTGGTGTCGAACTTCATGCGGGTCACCAGCATGGTGGGGTCCACGCCCTGCGCGATCAGGAAGCGGGCATGCTCTTGCAGCGGACGGTTTTCGCCATCGGCCTTGCCGAAGATGGAAGTGGCTGCCAACTGCAGGCCCATCACGTCACCATCGATGTCGTTGGCCAGCACAACAGCCAGACGCTGCGAGTACCGGCAAGCGCGCGAGTCGCCTTGGCCAGAGCCCTTGACGTTCTGCGGGCAGGTCGCGCAGTTTACGCCCTGCGGCTTGGTGATGCTTGCGTCAGGCACGTCGCCGCCTTGCGACCAGCAGTCAGGAGCCGATGCTTGCCCTTCCACGTAGGTGCCGGCGTAGAACGTGCGCGACACCTTTGGCGCGGTGTTGACTACAACCACGTCCAGAAAACGCTCTTCGATGGCGGCGACTTCCTTGCCCTCGGCAATCAGGCGGAACACGCCGCCCTTGATGGAGATGCGCTTGCCGCCACCACCGTTGCCGCTGCCAGCTAGGGCCTTGGCCATCGCAGACATCTCGCCCGTACGAGCGAAAGAGGGGAGCTGGGCCGGATTAAAAATAGTTACGTTGCTCATGGGATTCTCTGGTTAAAAATTACTTACGGGGACGGGTTACGCTTACTTCGGTTTCGGACATCGTATTGAGTCCGGGCGGGATACGTCCTGGATTCTGCTCCATAAAATCAGACATATTGGTTTGAGCAATGCGCTTCTCCAACAAGAAGCCTGCATCATTGTCGTGTATGAAACGGTACATGGCATCCCAATCTTGGGCGTAGTACCGAGTCTTCACTTTGAGCGCTACTGTTCCATGAGTGGTGCCCGCGGACTTTACGCCCAGCGCTAGCATCTGGTCTTTCATGGCATTGGCAACCCCACTCTGCTGTTCTTTAAGAGCGGCGTCCTTGTCTTCGTACTCGCGCGTCAGTTGCGAGCGCGCATCCCGAATTTTGATATACACCCTTGCGAGGCGGTCCATCGATACCGCCGGGGCGGCGAGGGCTTCTTCGTTCATGTCGTGGTCCTTTTTATGTTGTGGTGAATCATACATCTGTTTGTGCAGAACTGCACATTTATTTTTTTATTGTTTTATCTCCAGTTCCTCGTCGAACATCTGCGTCAGCAGGGCATGTTCTGACACTTTGGCTTCCATTGCCGCAAACATCTTTTTTTCGATGGGGCTGCTCTGAATGTGTACGACGGTAACTTTGTCGGAGTTCTGCCCCTTGCGGTCCGCCCGCGCGATGGCCTGCGTGTACAGTTCCACGGACATCAGGGGGCCAAAGAATATCACCGTGTCCGCAGCGGTAAGCGTGATGCCGTGCGCAGTAGCCTGGGGCTGCATCACAAGGACTCGCGGGGCTTCGCTGTGCTGGAACGCATTGATAATCTCTCCGCGCTTACCTGCACTGACGCCGCCGTGAATGCTCGCGGTGTCAATCCCGCTCTTGACAAGGAACGCGTGGATGGCTTCGATACTAGATCGGAACAGGGCGAAGATTATTACCTTGCGCGATGTCTCCTCCAGAACCTCTAGCAGCACGTTCATACGTGGCGTGGCGTCAAAGTCTACGACATCACCGTCTTCGTCATACACGCCGCCCGCCGATATTTGCAGCAGCTTGCTAACCACCACTGCTTTGTTCACCGCGCTTATTGTCCGTCCCGCGGCCACCACAAGCATGTCATCCTTGATCTTCTTGTAGAACTTGGCCTGCATCGCCGTCATCGGCACCTCCCGCGTCATCTTCACGACAGGTGGCAGGTCGAGGCAGTCAGCTTTGTTAAAGCGTATTGCTGGCTGCAGCGCAGCGAAAACCATGTCTCTAGCGCCCGGCTTGGGGGCCCACTTGAACATCGTTATCTTGTTCATCACCTTGTCGCGCCATGCCGTCATGTAGTTTGGTACTGCCGACGGGTTCACCAGCTTTGCCAGTCCGTACGCGTTTACCGGCGACTGCGCCGCGGGGGTGCCTGTCATCATCCACAGATACGTGTCTGGGCGAAGTATCTTGGCCAGCGCCTTCCAGCGTTTCGTTGTTGGCACCGAGTAGCAGTTCGCCTCATCAGCGATAACCAAATCGAACCGGCCGTCGTTGACGATCTCGTCGGCCACAAGGCTCAGGCCATCGTAGTTGATGATTACAAACTCGTAGTCCGCTTGGATCATCTCGATACGTCGTGTAGCCTGCGCGTGGTGTGCCACGATGGCGCTGCGATGAATTACGCTGCTGGTGATGTCTCCCAGCCACGCGCTGTGCATGATGGACAGTGGGCATATGACCAGCACCCGACGTATCTCTTTGCGTGCCATCAAGTAGTCGGCGGCCCACAGCGTGCTGAGCGTCTTGCCCGTGTTGCCTGATGCAAACACGCACCCGTTACGCCTAAGTACCAGGAAGGTACTGGGCACGCGGAAGCAGTATTTGAAACCGTCCAGTGTCGGCACTACGCCCATCGTCGCCGTCTTATTGTTCTTCAGGGTTATCAGGCCAGACATGCGTAGCTGCCCGCGGGCCGTTACGGTGTAGCAAACACCCGACGTGTACTTAACAGAATGTGCGACGGTTACGCGCGCAGTTACGCCATGCATGTTCCACGCGTATTGCACAAAGTCGGCAGACAGCTTGCTAGTAGAGGTGAAGGTGCTGCCTTTGTTTTCGCCGCGAACACAGCCATCCCAGTAGAGCACCTCATCGGCGACCACGGCTAGCTGCGCCGCACTGCAGGCCCAGAAGCGCGCGTCAAATTCTTTAGCGTGTATGGGCGCGGCGAAGGTAAAAATATGAAAGCCTTGCGCCGTGGCAGTGTTCTGCGCCCGTTCTTTGTACGCAATACCTGCGGCGGTCAACAGCGCACGCATGCGCTCTACTTTACGCGCTTTCTTCAAGCGCACAGTCACCCGCGTTGTTTTGCCCGGCATGTGGGCATCAGCCACGACGGCCACCTGTACGCGCAGCTGCGCATCTGTAAGCTGCATGCCTTCTCCCCCGGCCCCGTTAAAGACCGTCGGTATGGCCATGTGTGCAAAGCCAATCGTTTCAGAACGTGCGCGGCGGGCGTTGGGCCGCCGTACTCCCGCGTGCCAGTCGTCGTGTGCGGCAAGCACGTCTGCAGCTTGCATCACGACCTGTTTTTCTGCGCAGTTTGAGTTGATAAGCATCCGGTGCTCCGGGGACAGCATTTGGTCCAGCCCGTACTTTGTTTTTAAGAACACCATTTCTGCGCATGGCAGCTTGACGAACTCTTCAGGGGCAACAAACTCCATGCTGCCTGTCTCGGGAACGTACTGCCCTACCCGCCCATCTGTGTAGTCGCCTATGCGCCTCCACCCGGTAGGCGACAGGTACTCGGTGTCGGCATCCACGCAGCCAGGGTCGTTGAATACAAAGGCGCGGCGGTGCATCGTTAGGAAGCCCGACGTTGTGCGCTGGTGCGCCATTGGCTTGTACCGCCCCGGCCAGTTGTACTTGCGCTCGATAGGGGACGGTACGTTCTTGAACCCCATGTTCTTCAGTACCCGCACCTCGTCGAGCCCCCAGTAGACCATCACCTCGAAGCCGCCGGGGATCGCAGTAGCGGTGTGTTTGGGGATGATCTTGAACTTGTCGGGGTTCTTGACGCGAAACTTCAGCGCGGTGTTGTTAACTATTTCCATTTTTGTCCATGCCAAATACCCGCGTATGCGGGTTTTGTTTTCACAACCTGTGCCGCACCTCGGGTGCGGCGAAGGGCTCTACTTCTTGTCAGTCCCTACTTTATATCCTTTTTGGCCTTTGCGCCAGCTGCGGTTTGCTTTCTGGCTCTCCACCTTTAGGTTGCCCGGTGCAGTCTTGCCTCCGTTGTCCAGCGCTACGATGTGCGCCACGTCCTTGCCGTCCCCCTTGGTCACAGTGCCGGCCTTCAGCGCTGCATACCGCGCTCTGTTGCTATCCTCGCGGCGGTTGACCATCTCGGGCTTGGCGTTGTACGCCTTTTGGTAAGCCAATTTGGCGGGGGTTGACTTAGGCATTACGCTCTCCTTCCGTTGTACTCGCAGCCCAGGCATGGGCAATATTTCTTGCACAGCCCTGACGATTTGGCGTACCAAGAATTGTGCTCGATTGAAGCGTCTAGTTTAGCGACTCTCTCCTTCCAGCGCCACCACAGAATTGCCTCTTGTTCCCTGCTGACACGGTACTTGACAGTTGTGTTCTTCAGGACAAACAACAGCCCGCCGGACACCTGCCGAATGTGGGGAAATATTTTGAAGATCATCAGCGCCATCAACATCAACTGCGCTGTGTCGGGGTACTTGTCACCGCCGGATTTGTAGTCAAATACGCGGGCCGTCAGGTTGTCATCATCTACGATCACCAAGTCCGCGATGCCGCGCACCCAGTAGTCCGGGGACTTGAAGTCGCAGGGAACCAGCGCGTCCGTCAGCGCCATCTCCAGTTCGCAGAACTTGCGCCCCGGCATGGCCACCAGCGCGTCCAACATCGGCTGCATGAATGCAAAGTCCGGGTGCAGCTGCGTGCCGTCCCGGATGAACAGCTCCGCCTGCTCGTGCAGCCGGGTACCATACAGTGTGGCCTGTGTGTCTTCCCTCGGGTACAGTTTTAAAATCTTTGTCTCGTTGTACTGACGCGGGCACGTCTCGTACGCTTTGATGCCTGAGTAGCTATGTTGGGCCATCGTGTTCCTTAAATTTTGCAGTTTTGATTACTTGATCGAGTCTCTTGCTGAACTCCGTAACAAACTTCTCGTCGGCCCACAGCGGGTGATGCATGTCGTGCAGCACGGCGTGCGTCACCTCGTGCCAGAACGTCTCCGATACCGGCACGACTACGCGCGGCCCCCGTGCTATCCACATCTTTTTGAGTATTGTGCACATCAGCCCCAGCCTGTTACCTTTCAGCTTATCGACCTCACACACGCGGTAGCTTATGCTGCCTACGGTGAACGATGCTGGCACCTTAAAATCATGTGGCTTGCTCATGTCATTCCTTTGTTGTTAACTTTTTGCCAGCCCATAGCGTTTGTTGTATCCGACATCCGCATTGAGCGGTATCCCCGGCATCCACTTAGGCACCACAACCATCTGTGCCTTCACCCATGCTGCCTCATCCCTGGCGTTTGCTTCTGGCAGCAGCACGAGTTGTTCATCATGGACAGTCCCCACCACGGGCAGGCGTTTGGCGGTACGCAGCATGCCGTCTGTCATGATGATCCGCGCCAGCCCCTGCGTGCAGTTGT